TTTTTGTAACTATCTAATAAATCATCAGCTGCGTCAGTTAATCCTTTTTTTCTTAATAAATCAATGAATTTCAAAGTTTCTTTTCCAACTTTATCTCTTTGTTTGTCAATTGATTTTACAAATTTTTTATATTGAGGAGCTGCACCTACTTCTTTTAAATTATCTTTATATCCAAACTCTTCTTTAATGGATTCCATTACTTTATTAACTTTAGGTTTTGATGTTTTTTTCTTTTCATCATAACCCATCATTTTTTTATAATCCATTTTACTCTCCTCTGAATATATCGTTAATTATGTTTTCAACTTTACAATCGTGACAACACACACCATCATGTCTTGTCCCAACACCTTCGTTTAATTTACCTTCATTTGTTGGTGACAAAAATGCCCCATGTGTGGATGGATTTGATACAAAATCAAATGCTATAAGTTCAAAGTCTGGTTGAACCTCTACAGTATCGTTCTCTGATAATTCTTTTACTGAACCCAATCCTCTTGATGATATACCAAGTTTAATACCTGATTTAAATAATTCTTTCAATATGTTTCCTGCTGGTGTTCCCAATACTTCAACCGTTCCAACCAAGTCATTATCTTCAAAATGCATTTCCAACACATTGTGAGATACATTGTTCAGATTTACAACTGATGAATCTGGATGGTCAAGTTCACCCAATGCCCTTCTTTCAGCTATTTGAACTTTTGAATATTTTTTTGCTTCTCTCATTAAAGTATCTTTTGGATAAACTCTTCCGTTTTGATTTTTTGCTTCTGCTCTTTGCAATACACCTTTAACAACCAATCTACCATCATTGTTTTTCATAGATTCATTGATTTGTTGTGGTGATACTTCAAATGGTATATAATCTACAATTACTTGTTTTGACATTATCCTATTCTCCTATATACGAATATTACATCACCAACAGCTGCTGTCTCACCAGCACCAACTTTTTTCCATTTAACTGGATTTATATCAAGTTTGAGAGGGGAATATACATCACCATCCAATCCAACTTTAGACCCAGTAATATATGACGATGTTGTTTGTCCAGTCGTATGGTCTGGATAAGAAAAAGCATATACACCTGGCTCATTTACTATTATATAAGTTGGTGTTTTTTCAAGTGTATTCTCAGCAGGAAGTATAGAATATCCAGCTAATTGTTTATATCCTTTTGCAGTAGTACTCGGTTTTTGTTTATTACTTCCGTCTGCGTCATATAATGCCATTTATTATCTCCTATTTCCAAGCGTTTCGTTTTAACCATATATCTCTTAATATATCGCCAACGACATCTCTAATTAATTTATTTATTTGTTTCAAATCTTTATCATCAAGAGCTTCCATTACAGCTGTATAACCGGTGCTCTTTTTAATTTTTTTTAACCTTTTCTTTTTGTCTTTTTTTGAACCATCAGAAAAAGCAAATGGTGTCAAATATCCTGGCACCGCTGCAGTGGTTGTTATTTCCTCTATCGATTCTTCATCTAAGAGTTCCATAGTTAGTTTTTTAACTAACTCTTTAAATAACTTTCTTGTCTTTATTTCCACTTTTCTTCACTTCTTTTACAAGTTCTAAATATCTCATTGTTTGAATAACGTAGGAATCTTTGACAACATCTGATTTGTCATTAATACCACAAAATTTATCAATAAGTTTTATAGCCTCATTCATTTTTATTTTTACAACTTTATCCTGTAAATTTTTGGAATGTGTCTTTAAATCTTCTTTTAAACCTTTTACAATTTTTTTCAAAGTATCTTTTAATGAGTTTGTATTAGAAACATTATTAATATACTCTCTTAATAGATTCTTTTGTGCCGCACTTAATTTTGTATATTTTTGGTTAAATTTTTCTAAAAGGGTTTTGTAAGTTAAAATTCTTAAATCTTCATCATCTGGTAATGTTTTAACAGTTTCTGATAATTTAATATTTTTATCTTCAGTTGTAACATGTTCAACTATATTGAAAAAAGACTCAGTTTTTTTATCAGGTGATAAATTTTTATATTCAAATAATTTATAAATAGAAGCATATGTTTTATAATTTGGCACTTTGGAAGACATAAATTTCTGTAAATTGTAATTTGATTGAATTTCTTTAATTAAATTATATTTTTCTCTACGAAGAATAGAGTTATTTAAATCACTCCTTGTTTTCATAACTTCATTAATAAAGTAATCAGCTTTTGAATCTGATTTGAATTTCTTTGTAATTAAAATGTTATATAGAGCTAGTTCTTTACCTAACTCCGTATTTTCATTAAACTTTTGTTTTACAATAGATACCGCCTTACTATTTTGGTCTTTGTTTAACACATCAGATGTGATTTGCCTAAGCAAAAATTCAAACAATAGACCAGTGTTGCGGATTTTGTTGTGTTTAACTTTACGCATGTCTGAGTCCCCATTTTGTTTGGATACTATTTATGTAATTATTCATATATAAATATAATGTTTTTATTAAATAACTTAAATTATTATTCTTCATCTAAAATTATTTCCTCATTTAAGATTGATTTATCTAAGTTTTTTCCAAACTTATCTTGTAGTTGATTTAGTAATCCTTCCCTAGCAACAATTGTTCCACCCTTTCCAACAGCCAATGGTGATTTTCCTTTAAACTCTCGTTTTCCATATCGTTCTCTTTCGTATTTTGTTGCGTCTTTTAAGTCTTTCGCTGAGTATTCATTCCCAAATTCTTTCTTACCAGTTCCACTTCTTCTATCACCACCATGTTGGCCAACCTGTTCTTCAAACTCATCACCACCACTTGGTTCTTCATTACCACCTTCCGCTGGGTCTGTTCCTTCAGTTTCAATTTGTTCCATTCTAAATGCTTGTTTTCTATCTTCAATCACACCATTGAATACATCCACTTTTTCTTGGTCGTTTAATTCAAAAATATTATCATATATCCATTGTCTTGAAAATAATTTGTTTTCAATCAAGTCATTAGCAATTTCTTTTTTCTGTGTCAACAACTCTAATTTTTCTTGTTGATGTATCATTGATGGATTTGTTAATTCTAATTCAAAATTAATTAATTCTGCATCATCAAACCCCTGAGTGTATAAATGAACAATAGCAATTTTTTCTAATTCAGCTACAATGATTTTTTGTAGTCGTTCAATCGTTCTTGCAAATCTAACATCTTCTGCAGCCAATGTAGCTTTTGAACCTACATTCTCATCGTACCCCAAAAATGCTTTTGGTATTTTTAATGCGGCCATCATTTTGTTTCTTAAATACTCTACATCCTCAATCGCACCATCGTTACCTAAACCTGGTAAAGTATCTATATTAGTTCCACTATCTCCACCACGAACAGGTAAGTAGTAATCTTCTGTAATGGATTCCATATTGTATTTTAAATTATATTCACCATTAGCATTCATCACAGGTGTTTTTTTCATCTTACCAATGATTTGTTGCATAAAGTTATCAACCTCATTTGGTGGTATGTTTCCAATATCTACTTTGAATATTCTTTTCTCTGGTGCTCTCATCATTCTATGAATCAACATAGCGTCTTCCATAAGAGTCAATTGTTTAAATACTCTTCTAGCACCTTCTAACATCGACTTACCATAAGGTAGATAATTAGTATCTGCCATATTTCTGAAGTGAGCTACTTCGTAATTTTCGTGAATATCATTTGGTTTTGCACTTCTTCTTGTTTCTGAATATTGTTGAACTTCAAATTGAACTAATTTTGGATTACTTGGGTCATGCCCTTCTAATCTATTTACTTCATATACTGAAAGAGGTTTTACATTAACGACTCCATGTTTATCCAATATATCCAAATGCAAGTAGAAATCACCATATTTAGCCATATTTCTTATATAACTCCATAGATTAAATTCAATATTCATTATATCGTAAAACAAATTATGTAAGATTTTATGGACTTTTGGATTATCGGTTTTAATTTTCATTATTCTGTTTTCAATGTTATCAACCGTAGATTCATCACAATAAATGTCTAATGCTGATGATATGATTGGGTCTGCATCCATTAATTCATAATCTCTAAACAACTCTTTTCTAGCCACATCATATGCATTTGCATTTTGTTTAGCTTGATATGATGAACCACCATATCCACTTGAATTAATTCTATTATATCTATCAATAAAATTCGATGTTAATGCGGTTTGTGAAAATTCAACATCTTTAACTTTCACTTCACCTGAGTCTGTTTTTCTAACTACGATTTGATTTTGGAATAATTTTCCTAATCTCGTTAATATATTTTCGTCTGCCATTTTTTACCTCTTATTTAATTAACCAAGTTAAATCTTCTTTTTCGTCACCAAAGTCCATTTCATATGGATTCTTTTGTGGTTGTCCCACAGAACCTACTCCAAAACCTGCTGCGTGTTCAGATTTATTTCCATTTGACTTCAACATTGAGTTCATTGTTGCCCATTGTTGGTCATTTTTATCTTTCTGTAATCTTAACGCTGTATCTCTAACCCAAAGGGCT